GTTTCGAGAAACGCTATGACCAGATTCTGCGTGAGCGTCGTTCCAACCTCGACACTTACCTGCATATCTACCCGCCCTTGACGGAGATCGTCATCACGCGGGCACTCGCCTATGGCCTCGAAGTCCTCCCTGAGCAAATCCGCTACAAGAATTTCTACCCTTACCCGTTGATGTCACCGCGCTGGGAACGTTTTATCCACCTCATAAACAAAGTCAATATTGTCGGCTCAGGGCCCCCGGAAAGCAAACTGGTATACACCGCAATTAAGGAGCAAATCGGATGCTGAGTTTCACAATCAACCGTTCGTGCATCACTATCCTCTACAAGGCAGATGTTTTCTCGATCGACGAAAGCCATATCAACTACGGCACGATCCGGGACGAACTCAAGAAGCCGGTATCCGAGCGTGATGTTCAGAAGATCGTCGAATGGGCATCGGTCAAGCGCGCCGTCGAGATCATGTCCGAAGGACGCGTCACCGTCACGAACAGCGAAGTGTGCTTCGACGGACAGCCGGTCCACAACTATATGGCGAAGCGCATGATGGACCTGCTCCTCGACGGCTTCGACCTGACGCCGTGGGCCCGATTCATGAACAATGTCTACGAGAATCCGGCGAAGTATGCTCACGATGAGCTTTACGAATGGATGGAAAAGGCGGAAATGCCGCTGACCGACGATGGTCACTTCCTCGCGTTCAAGAAGGTGCGTGAAGACTTCACGGACTGCCACACCGGTAAGTTCGACCACTCCCCCGGCACCATCATCGAGATGCCCCGCGAGCAATGCGATCCCATCCGGACGAACCACTGCTCGACTGGCTTCCATTTCTGCTCGGTCGGCTACCTGTCGCAGTTCAGCGGACAGCGCGTAGTGATTGTGAAGATCAATCCGCGTGATGTTACCTCGATCCCGAACGACTACGGCTACACCAAGGGACGCTGCTGCCACTACGAGGTCGTCGCTGAACTGGCGTCGGAGAGCGCTGCGAGGGACAAGGTGTGGAAGAAGGGCGTCGTCAATCTCGAAGACCCGGCCGAGTTCCCGAAGGAGGTGCTTGCTCAGGTCAAGTTCCCTGCGGCGGCCGGTGAACCTGAGACGCTTTCCGACATCGTAGCCGAGGCGCTGGACAACGGCAGCAATGGCGAAGCGGATGTGACTTCGACGGAAGAACTCCCGGAAGCGAACGATCTTCTGTTCAAGACGAGCGATGGTCGGGTCTTCTCCCCCGAACAGGTGACCGCCGCTCTGGAAGAAGCGTCTGCGATCCGTGCCGCCGCTCGTGAACTCAACATCGGCGAATCAACTCTGAGGGGGTGGAAGAAGAAGCTGGAAGGCTGACCTCTCTCATTTAGAGAACCAATGGAACTTGACCTCTACTATAAAGACGGACGGTTCCTCGCTGATGCCGCCGAAGAACACTGGGGCGATCTGAGAGGAGCTGGCTTTGTCTTTGACCGGATCAACCGTGTCTACCAGACTTCGGACTGGAAGAACGCTGAGCCCTTTGTTGAATATGCTGCTGATGATGAGACCTACGATTATCTCAAGGGTCTCATCGACGAGCGTGACGAAGCGATGGAGGCGTCCTACTCGATGTATGTGGACGCCGAGATCGCGGTTCCGGACATCTACAATCACAAGGGCGAAAAGCTCGATTATTTACCTTACCAAAAGGCTGGCATCCTTTACGCGGCCGAGCGACGAGACACATTGATCGGCGATCCGCCCGGCCTAGGGAAGACGATTCAAGCAATAGGACTGATTAATCACCTAGACCTTCGATGTGGCATCATCGTGTGCCCAGCTACCTTAAAGCTTAACTGGCTCAAGGAAATGGCGAAGTGGTTGTTCGATAAGGGCCTAACCGTGGGCGTCGCCTATGGCGGCGAAATCCCAGAGACCGATTTCGTGATCATTAACTATGACATCCTTAATCGCAACAAGGATGCACTGTGGGCGGAACATTGGGACATCCTGATCTGCGACGAAGCCCAGTATCTTTCCAATGGGGAATCGAAGCGAACACAGGCGATCTTTGGCACCTACAAATGGGACTACAAGTCTGAAAAATTTGAGCGCATGAAGCAACGAATGCGCTGCAACCACGTTGACAAATCCATACGGATGGCCTGTCTACGCGCCGAGTATCGCCTGATGCTGACCGGCACGCCGATGATGAAGCAGCCGAAGGATATGTGGACGATAATCCGCGACTTCGACCCTCGCGGGCTTGGCAATAACTGGGAGCACTTTGCCTTCACTTATTGCGATGCCACCATGACCGCGTTCGGGATGGACGCATCAGGCGGCTCGAACCTAGAAGAGTTGAACGAATACCTTCGACGAACCTTCATGATCCGGCGCTTGAAAAAGCACGTGCTTTCAGACCTACCGGCCAAGACGCGCGAAGTCGTGGTCTTCCCGCCCGAAGGGATGAAGCGGATCATCAAGACTGAGCGTGACAAGTTCACTAAAGCGCTGGCTATGCTCGATGCTGCCAACCTAGGAGAGGAATACAAGCCCGAGGTGGCGCTGGAAGAGCAAGACCCGGCATTTATACTCGATACAATGACACGGTTCCTTCCACAAGGATTCGATTCGCCCGAGATCGACCAGCTTGATCCGGGCGAGGTTCAGCCCGGTTTTGCTGCCTATTCCGAAGCGCGTCACGATCTGGCGCTGTCCAAGGTCCCGATGGCGGTGGAGCACATCAAGCGCCTTGTGGACGCTGGAGAGAAGGTCATCGTCTTTGCAATCCACAAGGATGTGGTTGCCAAGGTCCATGAGGCTTTTCCCACGGCCGCCCGGATCATTGGCGGTCTAGGGGCCAAGAAAGTGGAGGCCGAAAAGCTTCGGTTTCAAGGCGATAACGACAACGGCATCGAGCCCGATCCGGAATGTCGGGTCATCATCTGTAACCTCAAGGCGGGTGGTGTCGGCCACACCCTGACCGAAGCCACCGTCGTTTGCTTCCTAGAAATGTGGTCGGTGCCCGGCGACATGGAACAATGCGAGGACCGCGCCCACCGCATCGGTCTCGAACACAATGTGCTGGTGCAATATCTCGTGGTCGATGGCACCATCGACGCCCTGACAATTCAAGACCTCGTAACCCGCATTGCAATGGTGCAAGAGGGCGTAGATGGTAAACGTGCTGCTGCTTAGGAGTTTGCTATGCGTTTTGGTAAGAAAAATCTGTTCTCATTTCTTGATTGGCGGAAGGATGGTGGTGACAAAAGCACTGTCACAGGCTTTTTCTTCATCGCAATCAAGCCACTCTTTTCAATTGTTCTTCTTCGCTTCGACGGAGAGAGCCGAGAGGCATTTCACACGCACGCCTTTAACTGCATTTCATGGTTGGTGAAGGGTGAGCTTCATGAGGAGATGCGTGACGGCCGGACTTACAAGATCAAGCAATCGCTCTTTCCATTCCTAACGACCCGTAAGGATTTCCACAAAGTGTCTTCGGTGACTCCAGTTTCGTGGGTCTTCTCGATCCGAGGACCTTGGGCCAGTAAGTGGATGGAGCATCTACCGAACGAGGATCGTGACCGGACACTCACCCATGGTCGTATCGAAGTCGCCTAGCGTCAGCGTCCTTATGGAGAATCCGACGGGCATTGACGAAGCAATCGCTCTGATGATCGGAGGCTTTCTGATCACCGTTATACTCGTAGCGTTCACTTACTACGAGATGGACAACAAGATTTACCAAGGTGTTTCACGCGGCATCAAAAATGCATTCCGCTTCTTAGCTCGTCGCAAAGGGTAATTTTTGCTTGACAATCACCGCAATTTTTACTAGAACATTACCACCTTAACCAAGGAACCTCCTATGAATATGCCCCTGACGATGCCGCAAGCGCGCCGCACCGCGCCTGAGTGGCAAGCCAAGATCACTCGCAACAGGGCGATCGCAAACGCAACCGGTATCAATGGAGCGATCCAAATCTACAAGGGGCGTTATTTCTGGCCTCTGGTTCCATGCCATCCCGGTAACGACATTGACATCGAGACGATCGCACACGCCACTGCGACCTTACCACGTTGGGGCGGGCAGTCGGCAGACGAGAACGGTGACCCAATTCAGCTTTCGATCGCTCAGCATCAGGTCCATGTGTCCGAGATCGCCGAGCGCTCCTACACTGAAATCGTGCCCAAGTGGGACTGGACGGGCTCCGCCTCTCCGGCTCTCTATGGGCTCGTCCACGACGCCGCTGAGGGCTACGGGTTTGCGGATGTCTGTCGCCCGGTCAAGAAGCAGCTTGTAGGCTACTCCGAGGCCGAGAAAGCGCTGCTTGATGAAATCTGTCGAGTGCTCAAGGTCCCGCGAGATATGGCGATCGAAGAATGTGTTCGTCGCATCGATAACATGATGGTGTTCCTCGAACGCGACGAAATCATGGGTCCGCCTGTGATTCCCTATCCCAACGAAAACGATCACCAGCGCATCAACATCCGAGACGTGATTCCGGATTTCCGTGTGTGGTCGGCTGCCGAAGCAAAAGAGCGTTACATCGCTCGTTACGAGGGGCTTGCCGCGTGAACGAACCGACCCTTGCAGAAATCCGCGCCCGTCAGGACAAGTGGGATCGCTTTTATTTGGGAATGGCCGAGTATGTCTCGTCAGCCTCCAAGGACCCATCAACCAAGACCGGCGCTGTGATTGTGCGGCCTGACCTGACCGTTGCCAGCATGGGCTTCAATGGCTTTGCTCGCAACATGAACGATGCACCCGAACTTTACGCGAACCGCGATGAGAAATACTCGCGGATCATTCACGCTGAGATCAACGCAATCGTGAACTCCCATGGACCAGTGGATGGATGCACCATGTATGTCACCCTCGCTCCGTGCGACCGCTGCGCCGTCGTGATCGCCCAATCGGGCATCAAGCGCGTCGTGGCCTACGCCACCCCTCCCGCACTTGCTGAGCGTTGGGAAGGGCTTTTGTCCCGTGCTTCCGGTTACTTCGAAGAAGCTGGCATCGAACTCAAGATTCTGGACCGCTGATATGGAACTCCGAAACGCCGCCCCGCTCACCTTTTCCAAGCTCGATGACATCTGGCGCGAATACGACTACGCCATGCCGAACGGCACGATCGCCACGATCGGCATTGAAGAACCCCGCTTCCTGAACGTCAATCCCGTCCACGGCGCTCACCGCATCGTCGATGCCGAGGGCGTCGTCCACTACATGCCGGGCCACTTCATCGCGCTGCGGTGGTATGTTAAGGAGGGCACGCCGCACTTCCATACGACTGTCCACCAGCCTGATGGCACCGTGCAACAGATCACGTTCGGCGAGG